TTCATTTTCTAAAATATGTAACGGACAGTCAGTTAAAGTATAATGTAAATGAAATTCATCAGCATCATAAAGATACATATAAGCTCTACCTTGCCATTCATATAAAGTAGACAAATCACCATTCATAAAAGTCATTGGCGACCAGGAACTTTTTATATCTTTAATAACTTTTACTCCATTAATTGTGCAAACTATATCAGCTTCACCTGTAATATGCCCAATAGTTTTACGCTCAGCATTTTTTTCGTAAATAGAATTTTCAATTTCTGAAACTAAAATAATTCCATCATCTTCATTAAAATTTCCTTTCTCAACATATTTACTTGTTAATTCTTCATAAAAACCTTTTTCTTGCATTAACCAAGTCCTTTGAATAAAACTCTTTGCTGTATCACTTAGCATTGGTTTTGCATTTTCTTTGCTTAAAAGTAGCTCAAAATCGATTTTCTGCTTATCTGTTAAAGGTTTTCCTTCTCCTGAATTTCTAAGTTTATAATCTGCTAAAGTTTGTTTTTGATTTTCGGTAAGTACTACGCCTCTGCCTTCTGTCATTAAAGCTCCCATCATACTTGCCCTAAAAAGTGGTTTTTTATTTTCTAAATGTGTTTCCATATTTTATTATTTTTTATATCTGAAATAGTTGTTATTGAAACGTTATACATTTCAGCTAAAGTTTTTAATTTATTTTTATTATTTCTTATTTCTAAAATTTCATTATTTTTTAATTTTGAAAATCCGTTTTTTTCTCCTGTTAATCGTTTTCTTAATAAAATATTATAAGAGTGTATTTGATTTTCACTATTTGTACACCATTCTAAATTATCTAATCTATTATCAGTTTTAATTCCATTAATATGATTAACTTGTGGTTTATTTTCAATATTATCAATAAATGCAATAGCTACTAATCTATGAATAGGAGTAATTTTCCTAATATTATAATTCCTTAAATCAACAACTAAATAACCTTTTTTTGTTTTCATTGGTTTTAAAATCCTTCCTTTAATTGAACAATTTTTAAAAGTACCAACACCATTTCTGATTCTATCTAAAGATTTTACATTACCTAAATTACTAATTTGATAGTTTTCATAACCATCAATAGTTTTCCAAATTTCTTTTTGATTTTCCATATAATTACCCGACAAAGCGCAAAGGCTTATCCGTTGTGCCAATATTGGCTTTGAGGCGATGCGAAATGTCGGGATTAAATTTATGTGTGTGAACGAATAAGCATTACAAATATACAAAAAATTATAATGAATTTAAGTATTTTAAAATATAATCATAATATTTAGGATTTTTAGCTTCTACTGTTTTTTTAACACTATCAAATTTTTCTGCATCAATTTTGTCTTTTTTATGTTCAAATAATGATTTAACATTAATCCAATCTAATTCTGTAATTTCAGCTTTTAATGGAACAGGCGCAGAGGTTTTTCTTTGATCATTATCAATATCATCTTCATCGGTTGCAATATGAAAATATTTAAGCAAAAAATATCTTTCTGCATAAGTCAAAGCACTACCTAAGCCTTTCTCCCAATCATTTTGACCGTTTGCACCAAATAAATTTTCGTCTTTTTCTCCAGTTTCTGTATCAATCCAAGTAAATTTCATCATTACTTTTGAAAGTATTTCAGATTTTCTACCGCTTTTTGTGTCGTAGTCTTGTCTTGTGTTTTCAATACTTAAAACTTCTTGTTTTAAAAGTAATCCTAAATTATTCATCATTGGCTTAATCTCACCGAGAAGTTTATCACCAGTAACATATTTATAATTGTAGGTTGCTTTGTCTTTTCCTAAGCCATTAATTTTTTGTTGAATGCTTAGTAATTTTTGGTAAATTTTCATAATTAGTTTGTTTAGTTATTTTTGTATGCGGAATATTTCTAAATCTAAATTCCATTTTTTTTGTAGAAATTCTTTTTGTTTTTTTGGTACTGACATTGGTAAAGTTACCGAAACATCGTCTAAAAATGCGTGAGGTCTACCGCCTTTATTCTTTTCCTGGTTTTCGTTTGTTTCTTTTTTCATAGTTTTATTTTTTAAATTGTTCGTTGTAATATTCCTCTCCAGTCAAAATATAGGCTTGATTTGTAACTCCGCCTAATTTTTTAATTTTGTTTCCATGCGCCTGAATTATCTGTTGTCTTTCAATTTCTTTAGCAAATCTAACCGTCGCTTCATAATTATCAAGATTAAATTCTTTTATTAACCATTCTACTGCTGTTTGTCTTTTCATAGTTTAAGTAGTTGTTAAATATTCTTGTATTGCATTTTCAATAGCATCATTGATATTATCATAGCCTATTAAGTTTTCAATATCTTCTCTTTCGGTTACAGTTACGAAAGCAAATTTATATTCAGTTGTAAAAGATAAGATTGTAAAATGACCGCCAAAATCTTTTTTAGATATAAAATTAATTAGCGATTGATTTTTTTTAGTAATATTAAATGGTTTTTTCATAGTTTAATTTGTTTTACAAATATAGTTAATTATTATTAATCATAGCAATTTTATTAAAAACTTTTAATTTTTTTCAAATAAATCTGTTATATTTTCTACATCTAAAATTTGATTTGTTGTCATGGATAAAAGCAAAAGGGCTTCGTCAATTTGTAATTCAATCCAATAATGTTTGGTAACTAAGTATTTTAAACAATTTTTTACAGAAGTTGGAAATTGACTTTTATTTTTTTCCAGCATTTCTAAATTTTCTTTTTTCATTTTTTCAAGTAAAGTTTTCATAATTTTAGTTTTTAGTTTATAAATTTTTTCCTATTCTATCTTCCAATAATTTTTGCAATTTCTCTTTACAGTTTGGTAATAGTTTACCTTTTGAGTTATACAAATCGTGTACGTTAATTGCGAAAAGTATAAAATCACATTCACCATTTTCAGGCGGATCAAAATAACTTCCAGTTGAAGGCATTGAATAAACCTCAACTTCACATTCAAAATCCACCATACCAATAATATTAAAATTGTCATCGTAAATTTCTAAATCATTACATTTTATAAAATTGTCGTGCCAATTATAATTATCATTACAATAATCATTTATTTTTTCTAAAATTAAATTTTCCATTTTGTTTAAATTAAAGTTGATAAAATTATTAATGCGAAAAATATTATTGCCATTGCTACGGCTACTTTAACAGATTGCCTTGTAATAAAATCAAATTCTTTTTTTTCTTGTGGTGTTAAATTTCTCATTTTGCTTAGTTTTTAGCGACGAAAAGTATTTCTTTATAGTCATTATTAAAAAATCTTTTTTGTTCCTTAGGTAGTCTAAAAACGTGGTTAAATTGGCTTTTTACTTCCTGGCTTCTATTCTTAAAACTACTTTTATCTAATATTGGAAATTTTATTAATTTCATTCTAATATATTCATCAAAAAATCTTTGTTTGACAATGCTACATTTTTTTATAGGTTTTTCATTTATTTGCCAATATCCATTTTTTAAACAAATATTTATATTTTCACTTTTTATATTTTCCTCTGAAATTGATAAGTCTAAATTTCCCTGAATAGCAGAAACGTATCTATTTTTTAAATTTATTATTTTTGTTTTCATTTTTTTAATTTATAAGTTAATTTAATAGTTGATTTGTTTTTTAAAAAATCATCGTCAATAGTTCCAAAATTTAAATTCAAAGTATTAACGTTTAATTTTTTTCTTTCAATTATATATTTACTAATTTTTTGTAACTGATTAAAAAATTTATCGTTTTCGTTTAATATTTTACTTTGATTAACTTTAAAATAAATTTCAAATTTTTCCATTTTTTATAGTTTTAGTTATTTTTTAATACAGTGAGCTTTTATGCTACATTAGATAAGAAACCTAATTTAACATTTATTAACCCCTCAAATTTATTAATCAAGCAAAATCTACACTTCCAAGCTACGCCAATTTCTTATTTACTTCTCCTTTCGGAATGGCTTTTTTGTTCAGTTATTTTTTACCTTTCGGAATGTAGCACCCGTTGACAAGCTAAATCAGAGCGGGATTTTTTATAACTGTTAGATATTACTTTTTGCGTTACCGCTTCGCCTACTATTCAATCACTCGAATATACGATAGTTTTTTTTCAGTAAACTGGCAAAACTTTTTTGGGAAAGTCTATAAAAGAAAAACCCCTCGAAACAAATGAAGTGGATAAATTTGTTTGAGGGTTATCTTATTTAATCATTAAACGAAAAAAATCAGATAATCAAATCCGATTTCCACTTCGTTTTGATTAAGGCAAAGATATAAATTTTCTTTTAATACAAATATTTTTTAATCAATTTTTGTAATATATTTTTTTTTAAAGTTTAAAATGTTTTCAGTTCCCCATTTTATAGCTTTATTTTTTGCCCCAATTCCTGTAAATATTACTACCTGGATTGAATTACTCAAATTTTCAAAATAAGTTATTTTATACATTTTTATAGTTTTTATTATTTTCAAAATAATTTGCCCAAAATCTTTTTAAACTTTTGGGTATAGTTTGCCATGTATAGGGCTTAACATCTATTTCCTGGCTTTCATTAACTTTATTAATAATTAATTTTTGTATTTTATGCATGATTTTTATTTTTTAGTTAAATTTTATAAAATCGATATTCGGTTTTTCAAAGTTTTTTAGCATCCATTTTTTTGCTATTTCATAGGTTTTAAATTCTTTTCGGGTTTGTTTAAATTTATTTTTTGAGTCTAAATAATCAATATAACATTCCATATTTTTATATTTTATAAGTTATTATATAAATCTGAATTTTCTAAACCTTTGTACCAAAAATCAGGACAATGATGCAAATCAATCATATTTCCACAAACATAGCAATCAACTTGATTTTTTTTAATATCATGCAATAATATTGCTTCACAATTTCCGCAAGTAATTAAATTTACTTTAGCTAATTTTTGAATTTTTTCTTGCAATGTAATTTGCTCGATAATTTTTTCTTTTATAGTTTTCATTTTTTTAATTTTTTAAAGTTATTTTATTTTTTCTTTTTTCAAGTTGATATTCTCTAATTTTTTTTTTATAGTTTCTATTTATAAAAACATTTATTTCCTGGAGTTTTTTAAACCAATAATCGAAGCCTAGTTTTGAAATTCTATAAAATTCCGATTTGTCAGTAATTAAGCCAATTTCATTTTTTGAAAACTTTTGTAAGTTGTTACTAAAAAAATCAACTTGTTTTTCAATTTCAATTTTACGCTGTATTAATTCGTTAAATGTTTGCATATTTTTTAGTTTAAAATTTTTATTA